CCCAAGGTTTCTGGAAATGTTGTCAAACTGGAAGATCGCCGGGGTTCCAACGTAGGACATCCGGTAGATGGATTTTTCCATCAGCACTAGCCCAAACTCACCACCCGTAATCCCCTGAACAGAGCCTCCGTCAGGGACAATTTGGTAGTCAGACTGGTTGGTAGAAGTCGTAGTCCACGCGGTCTCGTCGTTGATACCAGACCACTGGACCTTCTGTGGGTCCGTCCCAGAGGTGTAACCAGCCACCACAAAATCTCGAACGACAGTCAGGTAACGCGCCTGCGGTGCGGCGGCATCCAAATCTGCCCATGCTGTTGAGCTACCAAGTGTCCACGCTTGCAGAATCGTACTGCCATTTCCAGCAATCAATACGTTGCCAAACTGTGTAAAACGCCATTTTTGCTCTGTTACCGTGGTGTACCCACCGGCCTTGGATACGTTGTCCAAGGACAGGTCGTTGGAGTCGAGCTTAAATAGCTTTGTCGCGCCACCAGCAAAAACCTCGGTGTTGCCGCTAGACGGGTTTCTTCCGGCTACCACGTTGTTGATGTTCTCGGAGGCGGCCTGGGAGTAGTCTACGGGCGTGCGTAGCGGCCCATACCCAACGGCTTGCGGAACCACGTTTAAGGCTTCCTTGACCGCCCCAACAAGTCCTGGCTGATCCGGCAGCCATTCCTCAAAGTTCATCCTTGTTGCCATGTATTGTTTCCAGCCGTATTCGTTGTCCAGGTGTTAGACCCTGCGCTTACAGGTGTCCACGAGTTTGTGCCGACACTCACGGGTGTCCAGCTATTTGTTCCTACCGAGGTTGCGGTCCAGGTGTTTGCGTCAAAGCTCACGTTAGACCAATCCTCTCCTAGAATCTTGCCAACTACCGTCAGCGTTCCGGTTGCTGAGATTGACGCAGAACCACGGAATATTGCGTTGCCCACCACGGACATTGATCCCGAGGCGGTAATGTTTGCCACACCAGCGGCTTCGAACCCGCCAGTTGCAGACATTGACCCGGTTGCGGAAATGTTTGCCGCAGAGGTGCGAAGTCGAATCCCGCCGGAACTCATGCTTGCAGAAGAGGAAATCAATCCTTCTGCGGTTCTTACTCGGTTATAACTAGCGTTTAACGTGCCGCTTGCCGAGATGCCTGCTTCGCCAGAGAAAATACGGAACGCAGAGGCAGAAAACTGACCAGATGCAACAACTAGTGCTTGTCCCTGCACAATCTTGCTTGCAGAGGCCGAAAATAGCCCCGTGGCGGCGATGTCTGCGCTTCCGAACCGTAGGCGCATGGCTTCGGCAGACAAAGCCCCTGTAGCCGAAATTAAGGCTTGTCCACTACGGATGGCAAATGCACCGGCCTGCATTGCACCAGAGCTTGTTATAAGTGCCTGCCCAGACCTTTCTCGTTGTGCAGATGCAGCAACGGTTGCGGCAGAGGTGATGTTGGCTGGTGCGTCAAAGTAAATGCAAGCGGTTCCCCAGGCAGCGGAATCCATTGCAAGGTTTAGTGAATCTAGTGTTCCAAATGCGTCCATCGAGTCTACCGACCACGGACCGCAAACCTTATCTACATACCACGTTGAGTCCAGAGGATACTGTGGCATCGAATCCAGCGTGCCAAGCTGATCCAGTTCCTCTAGGGTCAACATTTAGGCAAGCGTAACGCTCAATGAACCAGCCGCAATCTTGAAGATGTCGCCGGACTCAATGGTTTTGGAGGTCGTGAGATCGGTGTAAAACAACAGGTTGCCAGAGGTAATTGCGTCCAGCAGGCCAACGTGCGACACCGTACCCCATGAGCCGGTTGCCTGAGCGAACTCTACTGCCGCAGAGTTTGTGCAGACGCCATCAGACGGAGCGTTAAATGCTACATCCTTGCGGGCATAGGAGTTGCCAGAGATCTCAGTTCCTGTATTGCCCTCACCTGGGTTTGAAGTGTAAAGACCGACATAGACGGTGGTGGGAGATGTATAGGAAGTGTTGCGGAGAACGGCGTTCAATAAGCCATTTTCCAAATAATTGGACATTTCGGACATAGTTACCTCGAAGTGACTGACATGGTTAAAGGAACACCAGCAAACTCTGAGTTTTGGTCGGAGGTGTTGATATTGACAATGGCGCGGTCATACATCGATGACCACACCTGCACCCGAGCATCGTTCATCAGGTACGGCTCTGCCTCGGCAAGCGTGGCGTAAAGCAACGCATCTGGGTAGTTTGCAAGAAACTCGTTAGAGGCCACAGAATCCGACATCGGGGTTGGCTTAAAGTAATACAGCAGTTCTACCGTGTAAGCCTTGTCTGGAATGGGGGCGAACTCAAACTCTTGGCCGAGCATTGTGTAAAAAGAAGGCTTGCCAGAGATTTCTGCTTGGGCGTTTCGAGTAAATGCTGACGGTGAATCGTAAGACAGCGAGATTCTCGGGTTGCCAGACAGATACATATCCCGCATCTCTAAAAAGTCAGAGGGGATCTCTACGGTAGAGTCCCCTGCTGTGGTGGTTGTCGTGACGGACTTCAGTAACTTGCGGGTGCGAATCTCACGCGACAGGCGTAGTTCGGCCAGCGTAATGAAATCAGGAATCTGGCTGGTCAGGTCGCTGCGCCCAAGATAGTTCGCAACTGCCGTCTTTAGTGAAGAGTAACTCGTCAGAGCCATCGTTTTCCTTACTGGCTATATCGTGCCATCCAAAAGTGTATGAACCGACATGGCCGATCATGTTAGAAAAGTCGTGATCCACCCATGTCTCAAATCCTGCGTCATGCGCTCTCACGCAAAAGTAAACATCCTCGCCCAGTAACTTCTCTCCAGGCAGTTGCTCGAACCAAAACCACGGGCGTGGGGTCTTGAGGAACACTTCCCGCTTGACCATCATCACACCGCAACCAATGGCAGTCACACGCTCTAGACCTTTTTTGTCTTTAGAGTTGATCTTTTGCCAGTTAATTGTTTTTTCTTCTTTGTTGATCCAAGCGTTCTTGGCTGTGCCGTGGATCGGATGAACTCGTGTTGTCGCGTTTGCGCCCACGATGTCCTTGTCCTGATTTATTAGATGCTGAATTGTATTCTTTGGGAACCGCATATCTGCATCCACCCAAAGGATATAATCTGCACCCTCTTTAATTGCTGTCTCTGCTAACTTCTCGCGCTGGTCAAATATCAGCGTTCCTGCAACCGTGTAAAGACTTTGTTGACCCTTAACCCTGAACCGTGAGTCATAACCGCACATCAGGGCTAGATCAAACGCGGTCCCGACTTCCATCTCGCCGCGCGTAGGAATACATATGGCGACCTTGGCTTTAGAGCCTTTCATGTTTTCTCCTCAGATTCGTCCGGGCCGAGTACGAAAGAATCGGTTATCCGGGTTGTTCAGCCATGCTTTCATTTTCTTTTGGTCAAGCACCACAAACCCTCGCATGATGCCTTGCCGATTTAGATCTTCGATGACCGGAAATGGAATCTCAGCCACACGGTTAAAATCGCTCCATCTGGACCGCTCATCAAACGTATTGTAAGAGGCTTTGTTTGCCTCGATTATTGGCGCTAGGTTGGACTCTGCCTTGACAACGAGATTTCCGTCGCTGTCTGCGTAGGTGGTTCTAACTTCGCCGTTGACTACTTCGCTACCAAGTTTTAACACTTGTTCTCCAAGAACGGGAGTGGGACTAGCCCACCCCCGATTCTACATCATTTATGCTGCTTTGATGTCAAAGATACCGCCGTGAGCTTTCTCATTCCGCATTTCCAGAGTCAGTTCGGCAAGAATCTGGGTCTTTTCAGAGTCACCAGTTTTTGCCAAATCAATTGTCTGGAACGGACGGAGATAGGCCAGGGCTGCATACTCAGGATCAAGCACCAGCGCATCGGTGGAGCGCATGAAGCGATCCGGCACGATGCTGATTAGACCGAAGTCCGACAGGTATGCACCAGCGGCAGCAACAATCGTGGTCGGCTCTGCGCCGGTCACATAACGCTGTGCTGCGATACCAGTAAACCCAGAAGTCGTAGCTTTCAGGCCGGGAGGAACAACCAAGAGCTTGGGTGTGCCACCATCGCTGAAGATTTCCTGAGCAACGGTCTGAAGCATGGACTCCAGGAACGTGCGGGTTGTGGTGTCGGAACGAATATCCGAACCGTCGCCCGTCGGGTTCGTACCAGCCGAACCTTTGCTGACGTTAGAGGTAATCCACGACAGCAACGAACCCATTTTACGAGCGCCAGAGGTAGCCGTACCGTTGGTCTTGGCTTGGTTGGCGGTCAGGATGGTCTCGATGTCACGCTTAATTTCAGAAGCGGCCTTAGATAATTGATAGGCTTTTTCAGACTTACGTCCTGCCTTGTCAACTGCCTCCAGCGTGCCGGAGATCTGAACAGTCTTACCAACGATCTGTGTAAAGTTGGTCAGACGAACCGTGGGCGACAGCGAAGCAGCAGTAGCATCGTCACCTTCGATCAGGGCGTTGTTGGTCGTAGCAGCGGCCAGGCTATCGGTCTGCCACTCGTGCAGGGTGTTGGTAGCCTTGGTTTTGCCGATAGACGACATAATGGGCGTATCGGTGGGGCTAATGTCATAAATCACATTAGAAAGGTCCTCGCGCACACCAATCGAGGTGTAGCGCAAGTAGGTATTTGAAGGAACAGTCATTTTTTACTCCTTAGAGGAATTTTTCTAACAATCGGGCAGCATCACGGCGGTCACCAGTCTTGGAGAGCCGTTGCTGTAGCTTTTTAACTGCGTCTTGCTCTGCTGTGGACTGTTTGCCAGTCGTACCAGGCTTGAGCATCTTCGGTGCTTCTGCGACCTTTTTGGTGGCAGACACCTTTTGGCTTTGTAGTTTCTGCCATTGCATAGCGTTATACAAAGTGACAACGGCGCGGTGATCGTAGACTTGTGCGAGTTCTTGTTCTGAGAACCCGATGGATTTGGCAAAGTCTCTGATTTCCTTGCGGAGAACTTCTCCCTTGACCTCATCTGCCATGTCAGGAATGGCCGACCTAAGTTTGTCGGCTTCTGAGGCGATTTGGGTGCGAAGGCGTTCTTGTTGCTCCGCTTGCCTTTGTTGTTCTAACTTCAAACGCTCCTGGCGAACTGCGGCCAACTGCTTCTCCCGCTCTGATCTCTCAGCGATCTTGACGGCGTAGCCAATCGGATCGGTCTCTTTGAGTTCTGCGAGATTTTCCTCGGGTGCGCTGTTGAGAACTTGCTCAACCATCTGCAACCGTTGGGCATAGGCATCACGAAGTTTGGCGGCTTCTTCTATCCGGCCCCGTTCGGCTTCCACCGCCTTACGTTGTTCGGCTAGAGTTTGCGTCTTTTTGGTGTAGTCCGAAGTGCGGGAATATCCTTTCATTAGCTCGTCAAGCGTAACCTCCACTTCCTCGTTGTCCACACGGACTCGGTAGCGGGGTGGCTCTTCTTGCTCTTGGACTTCCTCGGAAGCCTCCATCTCTTCTGGTTCGGAATCCTCTACGGTTTCCTCTGCTGCCTGCTCCTCAACTTGGCCCTCTTCAGGCTGTTGTGGCTCAAGCATCCCGAAAATTTGGGCGGCGGCTTGGTCTACTGTTTTTGCACTCCCTTGCGGGTTGGTGTCGTCCATTTGTGACTCCTGGTTATAAAATCTTCCAGCGTTTCTTCACCACATCCGCTGTCTTGGCGGTGGATTCGAGTGACGCTATAAATTCATCCAGTCCCCTGAGTTTCAGTAGCGCACGCTCTCGTGCATCTACCGCATCCTCGGGACTGTTGAGAATGTTGTAAATATACAACTCTCGTTGTTTTCGCACAACATCCTGAAAAAACTCGTTTGAGAGCAGGTTTATGGCCCGCTCTACTGGGTTATCTATCAACCTTCACCTTGGCTTTCTGCTGGTCGTGTTGGGGTAATCCTGACGATCCTTCCCTGTGCGTCTACGAACTCCGTACCGGGGATGTTCTCCTGCTCGACAATGGGTCTGCCACCTCTGTAGCCAATGGCATTGGGGTCAAACTGTCCTGGCAGGAATGTATCAATTGGAGCTTGTACGACAGGCGCACCAAACTGGAACCCGACCGGAAGGTTCGGAATGTATCCAGCCACGCCGGAGCGGAAGGTCGGCGCTCCTTTAGCGTCAAACGGAATAAACCCTTGCTCTAGACCGCGCTCAGAGTAGAACTGCGGGGTCATTGGTGTTGGAACAAAGTTAGAACTC